TAGCGGCTCACTGCATTGCTATGATGGTTAGGGACGCTCAGGCCGCTTGACACAGTAGATTATTTGCGTTACGTGATAATCGCACGACGATTTCCGCCGCCAGGCGATGCATCTAACTCAACAACTCGCTCAACATAGCCCGCCCCGCATCACGCGACGGCGGGCTTTCGCGTTCCCACACCCAGCGGAGACTTCACCCAAAAGGCCCGCGAGGCGTCCCGGCTTGGTTTCGTCATGATTTCCAACCGGGTTAAAATCACAAGGACCGGCACCCGCGCAAGCGGACTGGTGAGGTGTAGCAAATGGTCAAATTCACACAAAAGGTATTCGATGCAATCTGCCTGCGGATCGCTAATGGCGAAAGCCTGCGCGCAATCTGCGAAGATGAAGATATGCCGCACCGCGATGGCGTAAGGAAATGGCTCGCAAAGGATGAAACTCTCGTCGCCCAGTACGCGCGGGCGAGATCAGACCAAGCCGATCACATCTTCGATGAAATCCTTACTATTGCGGACGATGCACAAAACGATTGGATGGAGCGCAACGGCGAGGAGGACGCGGGCTGGCAAGCGAACGGCGAGCATATCCAACGCAGCCGGTTACGTATCGACGCCCGCAAATGGATGGCGGGTAAGCTGCGGCCCAAAGTGTACGGCGAAAAGATTGAGGTGGATAACAAGCACGACATATCCGACCCGATGATCGAACTCCTCAAGCATGTGGCGGGCAATGGCAAACGTATCGGCGAAGATTAAAGGTCAGTTCGCCGATCCCCTTTGGCGGCTGCACAACCTCTACGACATCGTAGACAAGCGCGGCCACGTCATTCGGTTCACGCCCAACCCTCAACAGCTTGACTATCTGCTGAACATTCATGGCCGCGACATCGTGCTAAAAGCGCGCCAGCTTGGCTTCACAACGCTAGCCGCGATTGTAGCGCTGGATGAATGCGTTTTTACGCCAAACTGGTCAGCTGCGATCATCGCGCACACCAAGGCCGACGCACAGAAGATCCTCAAGACAAAGGTTCGGTTCCCGTACGATAACCTCCCGGAAGGCATCAAGATCGCCTGCCCGCTGGTTAATGACGCAGCCGACACGCTGGCGATGGCGAACAATAGCAGCGTAGTGGTGACATCATCCGCACGCGGCGGCACGCTGCAACGCTTGCACGTTTCGGAATTTGGCAAGATATGCGCGCGATACCCGGACAAGGCCGATGAGATCATCAGCGGATCGTTCCCGGCTGCGGAAAACGGTCACATCACAATCGAAAGCACCGCAGAAGGGCAAGACGGCGCGTTCTACCGCATGACGCAGGAGGCGCTTGAAAAGGAAGCCAAGGGCGAGGCTCTAAGCCCGCTTGACTGGCGCATTCACTTCTACCCTTGGTATGACAATCCAGATTATCAAACCGCGCCCGAGCTTGTGCGGGTCACGGAAGCTGACACTAAATACTTCGAGAACCTCAAATACGACGAGGGCATAGAGTTGAACGCAGGCCAACAGGCTTGGTGGGTCCAGCAGGAAAAGACGCAGGGCGGCAAGATGAAGCGGGAATACCCCGCCACGCCGCGCGAGGCCTTTGAGCAGGCGCTTGAGGGCGCGTACTTCGAGCAAGAAATAGCGCACACGATCAAGCGCGACGGCATTGGCGCATTTCCATTTGATCCGCGCCACCAGGTCAATACCTTCTGGGATCTCGGGCGCAATGACCAGACGGCGATCTGGCTGCATCAGGACATCAATGGGCGCGACCGGTGGATTGGCTATTATGAAAACAGCGGAGAGCACATCAGCCACTATTTGAACTGGCTCAAGGACTGGCTCAAGCAGCGCGAAGCCGGATGGGGCGACCACTACTGGCCTCACGATGGCGCGCGCGAGGATCTGTTTCTGGAGAATGGGCGGCTTGGCGAGGTTAAGGCGATGGGCTTTACGCCTAAAATCGTTCCCCGCGTGTCTGACAAGATCCTGGCGATTGAAGCGGCCCGCTCAGCGTTCCCGAACAGTGATTTTGACGCGGTAGCCTGTGAGTTGGGACTCAAGCGGCTGAGGCACTACCGCAAAGAGTGGGATGATCGGCGCGGAGTTTGGAAAGACCGCCCGCTGCACGACATCAACAGCAACGGCGCAGACGCCTACATGACATTTGCGACGGGCTACAAACGCCAGTCGGGATGGAAGGCGCCGCCGCGCAGGAACCTACAGGGGATTGCTTAGATGGGAATCCTCGAAAACATATTGAGCAAGGAATCCGGCCAGAAGCGGCGCACGGCGATAGACGAATTCGCTCAGGGGCTGCTGGACCACGTGCAGTACTTTGCGGGACCGGGCGTTGACGTTGATAAAGCGGCGAGCCTACTAGATATGTTCAACCCCGTGTCTGATATTGGCAGATCAATGCAGGCCAGCGAGGAAATGCTCGAACCCGGCAGGACACCACGGCAGCGGCTTGATTCAGGCGCAAGCATGGCAACAGACATGGCGGCTGTTCTGGCACCTGCTATTTCGGGGCGGATTGCAGGATCAAGCGCGAAGGGCGCAAGCGATGTGATCGACAGCCTTCTAGGTATTGGCGCGATGCCGCGCGAGGCCGCAACGGATGCGGGCAGGAGGTTCGCAGCGGATCAAAGCGGGTCAACCCCGAGCGGCCCAGTGCAGACAGAAGCCCAGATAGTTGCTGAAATGCTAAAGCGTGGCGATGCGGCTGATGTAACCGACGACATGATGGCGCGTGTTGACCCGCAAGAAATGTTTAGGCTGTACGAAAGCGGCGCTACGGGCATGAACATGCCGATGGACGCAGCGAGCCGAACAGCGCGAGCCGAGGGCATGGGGTTCGGCGACATGCAGTACCACGCGACAAATGCTGACTTCCAAGAGTTCAAGCCAAGCCAGACAGGCCTTTCAGGGCGCGGTGTTTATAGCGGCGACGAGGCCGTGGACGTTCAAGATTATGCCGTCGGCCGGGGAGCAGATGGGGCGCGCACAATCCCTATCGTTACGCCAGCGGCGGCAACATACGCTAGGAAAATGCAGTGGGAGGACGCATTGACTGATGATTTTTACAATATGGACGCAATGACGCCAGAAGCCATAGTTGGAGGCTTTTCAAACACTGCTGACGCAATGAGCGCGAACGGATACAGCGGTGTTATAAGCAATTCCGGTGAAAGGGTCACGTTCGACCCCGCCAACATCCGCAGCCGTTTCGCCCGCTTTGACCCGCGCTTGAAAGAGCTTTCTAACCTTTCGGCAAGCATCGGCGGTTTATTGGCGCTGTTCATGCCAGACAAAGAAGGTGGTACGTAATGGCCTTATCGACATTCGCAGAACTGCAAGCGTCCATCGCGTCATGGCTTGACCGGGACGACCTGACTGCGGTGGTCAAAGACTTCATCACAATCGCAGAGGCTCAATTCCAGCGCGATGTGCGGCACCGCAGCATGGTGGCGAGCGCTGATCTAACGATTGCCGCGCGGTTCGTTGATCTGCCCGCTGACCACATCAAAACTATTCGGCTGGACTGCGACGGCAACCGCCTGACTGCCATCAGCACAGACGACATGATTGACCGGCGCGACAAAGGCACCGCAGGCGGCCAGCCTCGAAACTACGCTCCGATGGGCGTGCAGGTGGAGGTATTCCCAACGCCCGCCGATAGCTACACCGGCACGCTGCAATACTACCGCAAGATCCCGGCGCTATCGGATGCGGCCCCGACGAATTGGTTGCTGGAGGTAGCGCCAGATGCGTACCTTTATGGCTCGCTGATCCACGCAGCACCGTTTCTAGTCGAGGACATGCGGCTTCAAACGTGGTCCGGGCTGTATTCTGCAGCGGTTTCAAACCTGAACGCCGCTGACAATGCCGGTCAGTGGGGTGGCACCCTCGTAATCCCGGCGCGGAGATAACCACATGGCGACTTATTCAACCTCACTCGCGGTAACACTACAGGCGGACGCCGCCAACTCGAACACATGGGGCGCTGTTGCCAACGGGGTTTTTGCGCAACTCGATGAAGCCATCGGGCAGTTTGCATCTATTGCGATTACGGGCGATGCGTCGCTGGTTATCACGGATGGCACGGCAAGCGCGGGCAGCAGCAACCAAGCGCGCAAGTCATTGCTGATCCTGACCGGAACGCCCGACGCAGGCTTCACGCTGACGATGCCGGAAGTCCAGAAGGGCTGGGTAATCTACAACAACTCAGACAGCACCGCGACGATCACAACATCTACAGGCACCACGACTGTTGCTATCGAGGCGAACGTGTTTTGCAGCGTCTATGCGGACGGCGCGGGCAATGTCTACCAGACCAGCCACAAGATCACCGAGGACGGCAAGCAACTGGCCCCAACCGTGTCTGGCACGCTTGCCGCAGAAAACGCTGTAACGGTCGGCGGGACGCTGGCGGTGACTGGCACTACCACTCTGTCGGGCATATCCTACCCGACATCTGACGGCGCCGACACGCAGGTTCTGCGAACAGACGGCGCGGGCAATCTTATCTTTGCGACGGTATCGGGCGGCGGCAATGTTCTTGGCCCCGCGTCGTCTATAGATGGCGGCACGGTGGCATTTGACGGGACGAGTGGCACGCTTTTGAAGGCTGGCGCTCCGCCTATCGCCACCAAGACCACGTACCTCACCTCTGCCACTTGGACCAAACCAGCCGGGGCGAGGATTGTTATTGTTGAGGCTTGGGGCGGCGGGGCCGGAGGGGGTATAAATGAGGGCGGCGGCGGCGGCGGTGGTTACGCAAGCATGATTACCCCTGCGGATGCTCTTGGGAGCAGCGTTGCGCTTACCATTGGCGCAGGTGGCGCGGGCGGTGATCCCGGGGGTAACGGTGGAGACACAACTTTTGGCGCACTTGCCACGGCGCCGGGTGGCGTAGCCTCAACCAGTAGCAGCGGCGGTGTGTCGGGCGGCGGTCAAGATGGAGGAATTAATTCTACTAACTTTCGTGATGGGAGCGGTGGCTATTCTGGCGGCGGCGGTGGCTCGAACAGCGGGGCAGGAGGTAACGCAATAAAAGGTGGCGGCGGTGGCGGCGGAACTAACGGCACCGCAGGCGGAACATCTGTTGACGGGGGCAACGGTGGTGCGGGTGCGGCGGTTTCGGAAACCGCCGGTTCTGGCGCTGTTCCGGGGGGCGGCGGCGGCAGTGCAGGTAGCAGCGGAACAGCAGGCGCAGGCGGCGCGGGCCAAATCACCATCACAGTAATCGGCTAAGGGGGCGGTCATGTACGCAATCATTCAAAACGGCAAAGTCGCAAATATCGTGATGGCCGATGCTGACACTGCAGCGGCAAACGGCTGGATTGCATCCACGGGGGCCAGCATTGGCGACACATGGGACGGCACAGCCTTTGCCCGACCAGCCCTTCCCGCTATCACAGCAGCCCAAGTCAAGGCCGAGGCTGGCCGCCGCATCACTGCAAGCGCCCCGGAATGGATGCAGCGCAACCTAACAGCCCAGGCGGCTGTGCTGGCGAAAATCGGCGTGGACAACTGGACAACAGAACAGACGGCGGAATGGGACGCGGGCGAGGTTATTTGGGCAAGAATCCAAGCAATCCGCACGGCGTCCAATGTGATCGAACGGCTTGACCCGATCCCGCAAGACTACGCGACGAACGAAAGCCGCTGGCCTTAAATGCTGATCCCCATTGAACTGCCGCCCGGCCAATTCCGCAACGGCACCGACCTGCAATCGCGCGGGCGCTGGCGGGATGCCTCGCTGGTCCGCTGGCACGAAGGCACGATGCGCCCGGTCGGCGGCTGGGGTTTGTTTACGGCAGGCGAAGCAGATGACATTGTTCGCGCGATCCATTCGTTTCAGTCCATTGCAGGCGTGCGCTATGTCGTGATGGGCAGTGCCAACGCTCTTGAGGTCTACAATGAGGACCGGGCGATTGTTGACATCACGCCTTCCGATCTCGCCACAGGTCGCGCGGCGTCGGAAACCAGAACAGGATGGGGCAGCGGAACATGGGGCCGAGGTCGCTGGAGTTCCGAATATGACGACGACTCGATTGACGCCGCCGCAACGCTCTGGAGCCTAGACAACTGGGGGCAGGATCTTATCGCGTGCAATGATGTCGATGGCCGCATTCTGCTTTGGCAGCGCGATGAGGACGCAAATGCCGTAGTGATTACAAACGCGCCGACAGGATGCCTCGCTACATGCGTTTCAGACAATCGCTTTCTGTTCGCATTCGGTGCGGGCGGCGATCCGCGCTTGGTGGCGTGGTCTGACCGCGAGGATTACACGGTCTGGGAGTCGAGCGCGACAAACGAAGCGGGCGATTTTCAGCTAAATACGGCTGGATCAATTCAAACAGGCGTATCCGTTAAGGGTGAGGTTCTAATCCTGACCGACGAGGACGCGCACGCTGCGCGGTATGTCGGTCCGCAGCTTGTGCATGAGTTCGAGCAGGTCGGAACCTCATGCGGCGCTGCGGGGCGCAATGCGGTCGCAGTAACGGACATAGGCGCGATATGGATGGGGCGCGGCGGCTTCTACATTTACTCCGGCGGGCAGGTCCAGCGCATTCCATGCGAAGTTTCAGACTACGTGTTTGACGACATCGGGCGATTTACGGGGGCGCACGTCAGCGCTGTAAGGATCGGCGAATTCTCGGAGGTCTGGTGGTTTTACACGACATCTACCGGCACCGATAACGAACGCTACGTCTCCTTTAACTACGAGCGCGGCACATGGTCCACAGGCAACCTTTCGCGCACGTCCGGCATTGATCGCGGCGTGTTCCCATACCCACTGATGATAGCAGACGACACGCTTTATGAGCATGAGGCAGGCACGATCCCAGCAGGCTTTCCGGTCTATGCCGAGTCTGGACCGGTTGGCTTGAACGGTGGTGAACAGACGTTCACGGCGCTGCGGCTGTACCCTGACGAGGAAACGCAGGGCGACGTAACGGCAACATTCAAAACACGGCTGTATCCCAACGCTACGGAAACCAGTCACGGGCCATATGTTTTGGGCAATCCAACCAGCGTTCGATTCACTGGGCGGCAATTCAGGATGCGCGTTGATGGCGCGACGGGCCGGGACTTCAGGGTAGGCGCGCAGCGGCTTGACGTTCAGCCGAGGGGCAGACGATGAACCTTCCCGGCGGCGATAGCGCGCAGAACGCACGCAACAGGCAGATCGAGAAGGCGGATCGGGAAAACGTGAAGCGCGCGCGCCAAAACGACATCAGCGGAACGATTAGGCTTCGCAGCCCTGACGGGACTTGGTGGACGCTGGCAGTGGATAATTCCGGCAATGTAAGCACAGGTGGCGCAGGCGGCGCGAGTTCAGCTTCATACGTCAACGTTAGCAACACAGACACATCGACAGATATAAACACCTCAAGCTGGACGGACATTCCCTTTTCGGGGACGACAGACCACGTTGACGGCGATGATTACACTATCGCTTCGACGTCTATTACCGTCAAATTCGACGGCGTAGTTTCTGTGACTGCAAACGTTACACAAACAGGGTCAACGGCACGAACAAACGTCGGGATTCGGATTACTAAAAATAACAACAAAGTCAGTGGCATTGGGCAGTCTGGATATATTCGGGCGGCAAGTAATCACAACACATCTAGCAGCCACATCTACACTAGATTTAATGTTGAAGTAAATGACGTTATCCGAGTTCAGGGCTTAACACGCGGTAGCGCGGGGGCAGTTACGCAGTTGAGCGGCCAAACATCTGTGATTATTGAACGGCGTGCGTGACTTAACCGCGCTTCTCGCCAAAGCTATCAGGCGCGGGCCGCACACGGCAGACGAAATACAGGACGCCGTAAAGGCGGGCCGGATGCAGGTCTGGCCGGGGCAGCGTTCGGTTGCAATCACGCAAATATTCGACAGGCCAGGCAAAAAGGTTTGCCACGTACTTTGCGCGGCAGGCGACATCGCGGAGCTTGAGCAAATGGAGCAAGCGGCGGCGATCTGGGCAAAGGCGCAGGGCTGCACGGCAATGACACAAAACGGGCGGCGCGGCTGGCGGCGTATTCTGAATAAACGCGGCTGGCGCGAAACCACCGTCACAATGGAAAGGTCACTTTAATGGTTGACGGATTATCAGGAAGCGAATCAACGCAAGCGTCGGTGCCTAAGTATATCGAGGACGCATCAAAGGACGCAATCGGCCTTGCACAAGGTCGCAACAAACTGGGGTTTGCGCCATTTTACGGGCCAGAGGTAGCTGCGTTTAACCCCATGCAGATGCAGGCAATGGAAGGCAGCAACCTTATGGCGCAGTCTTTGGGGCTGCCCACGCAGAAACAGCACTTACCGGAGCCAACAGACTTTGGAGGCGGCGTTTTCGGTCATTCCTCACAGCCTCTTTACCAAAACAACATGGATATGTTTCAGAAGGCAAACCCGGACCTTTTCGCGGCTCTTCGAGCGCTGACGGGCGGCGGGATGGACCCGCAGGGGGCGCAGCAAGGGCAACCTATGTCAAACGCCGGGCCAGCGCGCTTCGGTGAGCCGGGTTACTTCATGGAGGGAAGGGATAAGTAAATGTTCACACCTCAATTCGGCCAAACACAGCAATCGGGCGCAATGGGCCAACAGCAAATGCCTGCAAATAACCTTGCCGCGCTGTACCAGAGCGCCCTTGGCCGCGCGCCGGATGATGCGGGTATGTCGTTTTACCAAAGCGCGCTGGATGGCGGATCGTCGTTTGATATGATCCGCAATGACATCATGGGCAGCGCCGAGGCCGGGAAGTTTTCCCAGTCGCAGCAACAGCAGCAACAGCCACCGCAACAAAATATCTTTGACCAGTCACAGGGGTTTTATACGCAAGCAGGCAATGTGTTCAGCGGATTGGCTGGTCAGACCCAACTGCCTCAGATCGGCTCGCAAAACGTGCAGGCTGGACAGTATTCGGCTGGTCAGACCCAACTGCCTCAGATCGGTCCGCAAAACGTGCAGGCTGGACAGTATAGCGACAGTGCGATGAGCGGTCCGGGCCGCCAGCGCCAAATTGGCAATATCTTCGACCAGTCACAGGGGTTTTATACGCAAGCAGGCAATGTGTTCAGCGGATTGGCTGGTCAGACCCAACTGCCTCAGATCGGCTCGCAAAACGTGCAGGCTGGACAGTATAGCGACAGTGCGATGAGCGGTCCGGGCCGCCAGCGCCAAATTGGCAATATCTTCGACCAGTCACAGGGGTTTTTAAGGCAATCTGGAGATATGCTTAACAACATAGCGGCCCGGCCCCCATCCGCACCGGTTGAGGCGGGAGACGTGCGGGCCGGGCAGGTAAGCGAAACTGATCTGAACCCTTATATGAATCCGTTTACCAGCGGCGTGATCGACACGACGATGAGCGAACTAAACCGCCAGCGCCAAATTGCGATGAATCAGACCAATTCGGCAGCGTCTGGCGCGTTCGGCGGATCTCGACAAGGCGTCATGCAGGCGGAAACAAACAGAGGCTTCGGCGACATTGCGGCGCGCACAGCAGCGGGGCTGAATTCCGATAACTTCATGCAGGCTCAGGGCGCCGCGTTTCAGGACATTGCCAACACCCTAAGCGCAGACCAAGGGAATCAAAGCGCGAAATTGCAGTCTTCTCTGGCGAACGCTCAGAATTCGCTTGCGGCGAATCAGCAGAGTACGCAGAACGCGTCGGCGCTGGCTAATGTGGCAGATATGGGCTTTATGCGGGGCCAATCAGCGCTTGATTCAGATAGGAACGCTGCGTTCCAAAACATTGGCAACACTCTAAGCGCTGACCAAAGGAATCAAAGCGCACAACTGGAAGCCCAGCTGGCGAAC